TTTGACGCACTTCAATAACTTCCTTGGGAAGAATGTAGGTGTTTTGATCTTCTACAGTGGTTAAGAACATATAACTTTCTTCTACTGAACTGTCACCGCGTTGACGATACTTGCCTAATGCTCTGCTTAGAGCGGTTTCGTAATGAATAGGATCTAGTTCAACGTCAATCATGCCGTCACCTAGCATGGCCTTACAATAATTGTAGACTTCGGTTTTTGCTTGTTGTAGTTCGTTAATTTCTGAAGTTGGCATACATTATCTCTTTAATATATTTAGCGGGTTTTGACTGTGGCTAATCCTAGAAACTCCAAGCCCTTGATATACATCCAACCTATGTCAAATTCGTACCATTTCTGACTAAACTTGGGATTAGCAATATCTGCATGGTGATTGTTGTGCAGTTCCTCACCGCCAATCCATATACCCACGGGCATTAAATTTGTACTCTTATCCTTGGTGTCAGTGTTGCGATATCCCCACCAGTGCGCCATTCCGTTGATAAAGCCAGCGGCCCAAAAAGGAATCCATAACATTTGTACACCCCACACTAGAAATCCCCATGGCCCAAATAATAACAAGTCTATGACTAACATTACAAGAATGCCAAGGCGGTGGTGAGGTGTATAAAGTTTGCGTTCAATCCAGTCTTTAGGAGTACCTGCACCGTATTTCATAATCATGTTAGCGTCACTGCCTGCACGATTATAATACTTGACTCCGCCAAATATTAGATTCCAAATTCCGTATATGTGTGGGCTATGTGGGTCGCCCTCTACATCTGTGTTCTGATGATGTTTGCGATGTACTGCTACCCATTGTTTAGTAGTCATTCCTGTGGTCAGCCACAACCAGAAACGCATGAAATGACTTATTGCTGGGTGAAATTCTACACCTCTATGTGCTTGACTGCGATGTAAGTATAGCGTAACTGACACTATAGTCAAGTGTGTCATTATTAAAATTGCTAAGATTATGTCCATAGTGTATTTAATGTTTCTTAAAGTTGAATATTAATAACCGAATCTTGTTTTGTATGCGGCATGCTGTGATTGTACTTCTGCCAAGGTCAGCGCACCATCCCATACTTTGACAAATCCTACGTCAGCATCAACTGGTTCGCTAATAGTAGTTGTATTAGCAAATCTTCCAAATAATCTCAATCCGTTGAAGCCGCCCATGGTGGTACCTGTTCCATTGACTGAAGCAGGTGCGGTGTTAGTGGCTATATAAGAATTTGTCACATTAGAGCCATTCCATGTAAACCATATGAAATGCCAAGCAGTGTCTGCCACAGTGGAACTTGAGCCAATAAAACTACTGCCGTTAAAAGCAATGTCCATGCGACAGTTACCTGCTCCCCACAGACCCATAAGAAAATCTGGACTGGCTGAGTTGGCATTTAACAATCTACCTGCTGTGGCTCCGTTCCACTTGTAAGCCATGCCAACTGTGAATGCTTGAGTACCGCTACTGTAATTTGGTCCAGCACTCATAAAATCAGTACTGTTAGCGGCCGCACTGGTCACTCTAAACACTCCACCGTTGGCAGCGTTCCAACTCATTCTAGAGTTGGTATTTTGCACAGTGATAGGATAAGCACCTGCGCCGGCCACCGTACTGGCATTAGTGGGCACAGCGGCATAGTTGGCCGCATCTAAATCCAAGACCAAGGTTGGTCCTTTTGAACCATAACTGGCCATTATTGCTGATACACCTGTCATATTATGTTAGTCCTGTTCCGTTGATGTACCAAGTGGTAGCCGCTACCTTGACTGCTGTGGCCATACCGTTCGCTGCCAATGTTCTTGTGCCAGTTGAGGCGCTGCCTGCCAGTCTCAAAGTGTCTCCGCCAGCAATAGCAATACTCACTGTGGTAGCACCCGAGCCTGCTATGAATGTCACAGTACTGCCTATTGGGTATGCCACACTGGCATTTGCTGGAATAGTCATTGTCTGACCAGCAGTTGTGACATAAATGTGTTTGCCGGCATCGCCAATGGCCAATGTAGCAGTGGTAGCAGTAGCACTTTGTGGTAGACCTAGATAGCCAACGCTCTTGGCTGTGCTGGTTGCAGTAGCGTCTACAAGTGAACCACTGATAGTCAGCGCACTGGTTGCACCGCTGACTGCACTGCCTATGGCTATGTTGGTTGTAGAACCGCTTACACCTCTAGTACCAATGTTGACTGTCTTGGTGGTAGCATTAAGAGTGGCACCTGTGGCAAAGTTGTATGTGCTTGCACCTGTGGATGCCGTAAACATGTTAACTGTCTGTGCGGCTGTTGCAGTGTTACCAATGCCCAATGTTGTGGCTGCACCAAATGCATTAACTGAAGTTGATGCGGTATTGAACACATCTTGAGTGGCCGCACCAATTATACTACCTGGCAATGTTAAACTGCCATCTGTACCATTAAACAACCACTGTTTAGCACTTGCCGCAGAAGTTGCTCCTGCTAATAGTTTAATATTTGCCTCAGCCTTTTGAGCAAACAATACCAATGCTGTAGCATCAAGTTCTTTAATAACTGCTTCTGTATATGAGTTAGTTGGTAATGATAGTTCACCATCGGTGTCGAGGCTAAGTGTTTTGCCACTGTTGACCAAACTGGATACTGTTGTGCTACCGGTCCAGGCTGTGGTCTGCACAGTGGCATCTGGGAATGTTATGCCACCTGTGCCACTGTTGCCATTCAATGTCAACATACTTGTGGCAGGGTTAATTGTTATTCTGGATGTGTTGTACCAATCAGTACCAGCATAAAATACCATATTAGCATTACCACTCACTGTATCACCATTGGCCGGTGCCGGTAATACTCCAGTCCATGCTGTGGTTTGTTGTGTGTTATTTGGGAATGTCAATGTGCCATTGGTGCCAAATGTCCAAGGCAGTCCGTTGGCGCTGATACCCACTGAACCTGCACTGGTAATGTTGTTGTATCTTGGGGGCAATGTTCCGCTGACATAGGTAACCACACTGGTTGGATCAGTTGAAAAAACTGGTCCTGGGGTTTCAAATGTTGTAACATTGAACACAATGTCATTGGCAGGTGATGTGCCACCTGGGAATGTTGTTCCCAGCACAGTTAAATTAAAACTACCTGGACCATATCCGCCTGCTCCTGCGGCTACACTCATGTTCACAATGGTGTTGTCTAGCAACACAGTAAATGTTAAAGTGGTGTCACCGTATGTTACCGGAACTGCTGTAAATGTTGTTGGTACATAATTCCAAGTCACTGAGGGAACTGTCAACGTGCCATCTAGGTCAAAACTCCAATTTTTGTAAGCAACATTATTGGTTGTGGTTCTTATAACTGCTGGGTTACTGATACCAGTAAATGTCACAGAACTATCATCCCATAAGTTTAATGTGCCCTGACCACTTACTAGTTTGTTTGTACCAGTGTTGATATCGCCGGGTATTGTTAATACGCCATTGTTACCAAACTGCCAATTGAATGTGCTACTGTCCGGAGTGTCAATGACAATATTGATATCGCCCTGACTCTTGATGTCACCAGGCAATGTTAACCCACCACTGGTATCAAATGTCCAGTCAAACTCGATGGTATTATTGTTGGCTTGATTGGCCAGCGCATTGTATCGAGTGATAACAAATGTGGCCGTGCCATCGCCAGCAGTCATAGTCAATACATCACCGTCAGTATATCCTGTGCCTGGAGCCACTACTCCAACGTTGACGATCTGACCGCTAAGTCCAAAACCATAGCCCACTACCATATCTGTACCTGTACCACCTGTGACATAAGAAGTACTGTTACCATTTTGATAACCACTGCCCGCTGTTTGTATAGTACAAATATTAAATTCACCGCCGGTTGTTAATGTCAAACCGTCTCTAGACTGTAAAGTATTGTTGGGGAATGTTGTTGTACCGTCAACATTAAACTGCCAGTCTTTATTACTAGTTCCGTTGTCAGTTCTTACTAGTACTCTACCAAGATCACCGTAGACATTAACTGATGCTCCATTTGTTGTTGTTGTTCCGCTACTGGTTAGTTGCAGTGCGGCGTCTTTAGTAATAACACCTGGAACTGTTAGTTTACCATCGCCGCCAAATGCCCATGTATTACCAGTGCCAACTGTGAGTTCAGTTGCTCGTATACTTAATTCGCCAGTAGGAGCAGGAGCGGCTCCTACAAAAGTATTCCAAGTTAAGAGATTAGTGGAGGTGTATCGAGGATTATCCTGACCTAATACTGAAAGCGCCCATGTGCCGCCTTCATTTACTAGTTGATAGGTAACGCCTTCATCTACAGTTTGATATAATGTGTTGCTTACTTTTGTGTAAAAACGATTAACAGCAGTCTGTCCCGCGCCACCTATAAGAACACCGCTTACTCTGTCGTTAATCACACTACCTGCAGGAAATATTATGTCGCCGCCTGATACATCTGAGCCAAAACTAAAATATGTAGGAGAAACAACTCCACTGGCACCAGGATTAATTTTTATTGTTTTGCCGCTGGCCAGTATTAACTCCCATGACAAGTCAATGCTATTGATACCGCCTTCTGGACCGCCTTTAATCTTACTGCCTCCTGGATATGGTAATGTTAAATAACCATCTGTGTCAAACTCCCAAACATTGGTAGTTCCCATCATCGACGTGGTTATTTGTATCTTACCGTCAACCGTAGTACGCACATTGTGATCATCAGTGCCCAAGAAGATACTGGTTTCTGACAAATCGCCTGTGGTCAAGTGTAGGTGATAGTCTGGGTAAGTGGGTGCGCTGGCATTGATCAATACGGATTCGACACCCACATTGTCAGGGTCGTACTGACCGTTAATGGGCGACACACGCACTGTGAACTCATAGTCATCGCGGTCTATGAGAATATTAAAGGTGCCATCACCATTACCATCTATTGCCACTGTGCCAGAATTTGTATCAGCCACGCCAAGATTTTCTGGGTATGTCCACCAGTACAGTGTTTGATTAGCATAATTGTATGAATCTTCAATATAGAAAGTAACAGTATCGCCAACTATGGCAGTGAGGTCATCGACCCTTAACTGTATATTATTGTTTGCGGTGGTGTCAATGAAGTTGGCGCCACCTTTGATCACCAACTTCTGACTGGCCACATCTGGTCTTGCTGGTGTAAGTTGAATAGTGGGATTGCTGGTAACAACACCTTCTGATATTGTGCCACCCTTGGGCAATGTCACAGCACCAGTTGTTTCTAATACTAGACTCTGACCACCGTTGAACAATCTAGTCTCATCGCCGCTGCCGTGGTACAGTGTACCAATTAGGTCACTGGTAAGATCAACATCCGGATCAAAATCAGTTGGGGTGAACGCCCCGGCAAAGTCACTGTCTCCTTTTCCTGCGTCGACCACTGTGATGTCGCTGGCAGTGTTATCCAAGTCACCGCTAAAACTAGCCTCCCCAAATTCATAGTTGCCCGCTAAAAACTCTGTTCCATCTCTGAGAAACTGTGCCACAATAGCGTTAGGTGGAATTTCAGGAAAATTGTCTAAGTCTCCAAAGCCACCGCCCACTGCCACATAACCGTCTCTCACTGCTAGGTTACTGCCGCCTTCGGTGCTAAAGAACGAGTTCCCAGCAAATGTCATTCCGTCTGTGTTGGTAAGCAATCTCTGCCATTCCAAATCACCAGTCGTGTCGTACTTGGCGATGACCATGTTAACGTCGTTGATGCCAGAGGTCACTGCTGATAGGTATAGAAAATTGTCCGGACTAACCACAATGCTGGTGGCAAAATTTCCACAGTTGCCTTGTAACGTGCGAGTCCATTGTTTAACACCTAAACTGTTAAACTTGATTATGATCATGGCTTGTCCACCACTGTCTTGGTCAAAATTTCCGCAAACGTAGATGTTGCCTTCACTGTCTATGTCAGCATCTGCCCCTTGACAGTCAAAGCCCACTAAAACTTGTACGGCCTTTTGCCACTGTATTGAGCCTGCGCTGTTGTACTTGACCACCAGCATGTGATCGTCCGTGTCTGTACTATCGCCCAATTGAGTCATCCAACCCACAGTGACCACTTCACCGCTTGGACCAACTGCCATACCGTAGGCGTTTTCGTCACCTTGTCCATCTAGTGCTCTTGACCAAGTGACTGCTCCGGTATCAGCGTTGATTTTACTAGTGACTATTAGTTCATTTCCCTCATCATTAACATAACCAACCACTATAGGTTGTCCAAAAGAATCTACATCAACTACTGTGTTGTAGTTACTAACACCAACATCATAGGCCTGACTCCACACTTCAGCACCGTCTATTTGGCTGAGTTTAGTCAACGTGGCGATCTCGTAACCACTACCATTTGTACTCGACGATCCAGCAATATAGATATGTCCGGTTTGCGATACTGCCAGTCCCCAAGGGTTGGTGTAATCTGCGCCCTTAAACGCCATGCTCCATACTTTTACGCCAGCACTGGTAAGTCTAACCACACTGCTGTATGAACCAGTAAAGCCGCCACCTGTATTCTCACTGTGGATCATCAAGGCCACAATGTCACCGTCGGGCAAATATTCAACACTAGCGGCCATTGCTGGTGTATCGGCCGCGCCCAATGATGTTTCAAATTCCTGTACCCACGTATCACTACTAGTGTAGGCTGTGGTCTGTATTGAACCATCTGGGAATTCTATGTGCCCAACATTGTCAAACGTCCAAGTAGAATAATCTCCCGGGTCGTCATTGGAGTTCCAGCCTGTACGAATTCTGACTTGATCTGCCGCTGAAAGAGAAATATCATCACCATTGGCTTCAATGAAAATATCGTCTGCGGCAACAAGATTTATGTCAGCATCCTGAGTACCTGTTCTAGTAGTTTCAAGAGTAAAATCTTTGTTGGCTAGAGTTAACTTTGTGAATCCTTCATCGTCATCTACAGTGACCACAATGTCACCGATGTCGCCACCTGTGCCAACAAAGCCAGCAATGTCATTCCAATAGTTAAAGTCGTCGTTTTGATCGTCCACAATGGTCCAAGATACAAAGTTGGTAGTACGAGCAATTTGTTCATCGTCATTGCCAATGTAGAAGTAACCATTGATAAAGTCCATGGCATCAATGTACTGACCGTTACTCCAAGTCAGTGTTGCTGTGCCGGTGAACGGTGCTAGTCCACTGGTGTCAAATGGTGTGGTCAATGCTTGGTCCGTATATAAAGAACTATCGGCGGACTTCCAGTAGAACGTGCCGTTATAGCCTGAGACTGATGAACCACTGATAATGATTTTCTCACCACTTTCACCACTTTCACCACTACTTGTTACCACTGCTGGGCTGGCTTGTGTAATTGAGGAAATAGTTCTAGTATATGGTATTGGTGTGACAATCTGCCAGGTTTGCCCGTTGTCATCGCTCCACGCCACGTGTCCGTCACTGTCCGATGCCGCAATGTATCCATTGCCGCCTGCCAGTTCTTGGGTGCCACCCGCGTCAATGCCAAGATCCTGAATAGCAGTAGCCCATGGATCAATTGGCCCGGCGAATGTGCCGTTGCGTGGATCGAGGTTGGTGTTGACACCGGCTATACTTTCGTCACCTTCCATGTACCACGCTGAGCCATTCCATGCTGCCTTGTAAGTTATGTTCATACTAAAACATCTAGCAGAAGTCACTGTGGCTGTTAGGTCAGTGATGTATACACCACCGCCATTTGGTGTGCCGCCTTCGGTGTTGCTGACGCTGAACATCCAACCCACTCCATTGTAGTCCACGTCTGAAAACTGCCAATCACTGTCCACAGGATCGTTACCAAAATATTCTACCACTGTTTGATCAACAGTTTCAAAAGTCCAAATTCTGCCATCTGTACTATAGCCGTATACACCTTGGTCAAAACTTGATCCGGTTGGAGTATAACTACCTACTGCCACAAAGTATCCGCCGGCGTAGTCAATTTGTCTCCAGTCAACTGTTTCTCCGCCAATTTCATCGGCAGTGCCACTGCTGCCGCTTACGTATGTTGATGCTTCCAGTCCAGCGAATGTGGTCCAACTCAGTTGATCGTTTTGAATCATGGCCACTGTGACACCGTTGGTAGCCACACGATTGATACCGTCACCTGTGTCAGCACCCACTGTCCAAGTGACACCGTCTGTGGATTTGCTGACTGTGCCGTCATCGTTGACTACGACAAAAAAAGTACCTATTGCGCCACTATTCTGTCCAGTGTAGGCTGTGGTTTGTACTGTGTTGTCTGGGAATACTAATCCACCAGTGTTATTAAATTTCCATTGATTGTTATCTGTGCTGTATTTTGTGGCAATAGTTGCGCCATTGTTGTCAACCCATACCCATGAATCTTCATCTTTACCTGCTGGGCTTGCTGGACCTGCGGTAATACCAGCATAATTGCCTGCTACGGTTTTTAGTGTGGCACCGTTGATGATACTACCATCTGGCAATGTCACCACACCACCGTTGGTAACACCTAGTTCGTATTGATTGTTAAGTCCTGGATTGGGATTTTCATTGTACAGTTTGCTGGTAGTAATTTTTCCATCGTCTAATGCGTCAGTAAAACCTTCACCAAAGTCGGATACGGATAGTCCGCCACCGCCTGTCTCTTGCTCGTTAAAATAAGGAAGTGAAGTCCACGCAGTTGAGCCATCACCAATTTTAATTTTTTTATTGGTTAAATCTAAGCCAATTTCACCTTGTGCCAGCGTTGGGTTAGCACTGGTCCAGTTTGCGCCCGAATCGCGTCTAATTTGTATTTGTGTTGCCATTTGTGGTTCCTTGTCCTTAGAATGTTGAAGTAGCACTGCCGCCGTCTACGACAACAGTCAGGTTTAATTTGTTTTGTTGATCATTGTACGAAACTGCCACGCCATTGTGCGTTCCGTTGAGAAACATCTGAGACGCATAATCTTGGGCAAGTTCTGTTAGACTAGACACTCCGGTAGTATTATACAATTCATCAAAATTTTGATTTACTTTATCAAATGCATCGCGAATTAAATCGCCATCTTTTCCGTTGGGTGTACCCAAGTTAATTGTTTGTTTTGTCATCGTTGTTTCGTCCTAAGGGTCGCTTTAATAGTATTTATCGAACGCTAAATATAATACTATGCCGCGCTTATCACTTTACCGCCCACAAAAAGGGTCAGATTACAAATTTATTGACCGCACTGTCTACGAAATGTTTCAAGTAGGCGGTGTCGACGTCTTGTTGCACAAATATATAGGTCCACAGGACCCCTCAGACCCCAATAAAGCCATGGGAGAAACAACTATTCAAGATGTGCTGTTTCTAGAAAATAGAGACAGAAAGTACGATGCAGATATTTACAATCTTCGCGGTGTGTACAGTGCGCAGGACACTGATTTTAATTTAAGTCAATTTGGACTATTTTTACAAAACGACACAGTGTTTTTAACTGTGCATATCAACAACAGTGTTGACACAATTGGTCGTAAAGTCATGTCAGGGGACGTTGTTGAACTTCCCAACTTAAAAGACGAGTATGCACTCAATGATTTTAAAAGTGCATTAAAAAGATTCTATGTTGTAGACGATGTTAACCGTGCGGCAGAAGGATTTTCCGCAGTATGGTATCCGCATCTATATAGACTCAAATTAAAACCCATTGTTGACAGCCAAGAATTCAAAGACATTCTCACTCGCCCAGAAGATGAAGATACATTTGCCGGCGATTTTGACAGCGCAAAGATATATTATTCTGGAGAAGTTGTTAGATACAACGGAACCTTATACGTGGTAAAAGACTCAGTGGGTCTTGTGGGCACACAATTAGTGCCACCTAATCCCACAGCATGGACCTTATATGCTGATACAACTGTACGTGACATGATGAGCACTTACAGTAAAGAAATGCAGATTAATGCTGCCATTATTGCTGAAGCAGAAAGCGATGCGGCACTCAGCGGCTATGAAACTAGTCATTTTTATACACTATCAGTAGATCCCTCAACTGGATTGCCAGCAGTTAACACTGTGGACATGACTGAAAATCTTGCATCACCCTTTGATATTTCTGATGTTAATCAGCCGCCCGTTAGAGACGGGTATCAAGGATATTTGCTGGGAGACGGAATTCCGCCCAATGGTTTATTAGAGGGTGTAACTAGTCAATTTGGATTTGGAATACAATTTCCAAAAGGGCCGTTTGTGGGGGACATGTTCTTACGCACAGATTATTTGCCCAACAGACTGTTTAAGTGGACTGGTAGTATGTGGGTAAAACAAGAAGATAATGTGCGAATGACAATGACCAATACCGACACTCGTCAGACTCAAAAGACCTCATTTATCAACAACATAGAACGATCTGGTATTGATAAAATTGCCAGCGACATAGTGACCGTAAACACACAAGGAAATCCCGTATTTACAGCAGGCGAACATACTGTGGATTTCCAGTTGTTGCCTGTGGGTGCATATATAATTACTGATATTGACTATGTTGAAAACATGACAGTTGAAGTATGGTTAAACGAGGGAAGTAAGGCTACATCAATCACCTTGCAGAATCAACAAGGTAAACTGGCATTTACTATAAACGATAAATTACTAGTGGCCACGGGACTCGTGCCGCAAGATGCTACGTCATTGCGATGGACTGCATATAGCAGTTCCGTTGAGCAACGTCAGAGTCTCAGCAAGGCACTACGAAAAATTAAACCACAGGCGGATATATAATGCAATGGTATTATGACGGTCAGATTAGACGCTATGTAGGACAAATTGTCCGAGCAATGAGCAGTTTTAAGTATCAAGGCAGTGACGGCAAACAAGTTACTGTGCCAGTAACCTATGGTG